GGAGGGGCAGACAGCTTAATTTTTGCAAGTTGTTACAAAAAGCGAGAACATCCTGAAGATGAAAAGTACTATTCAGATATAGCAGATGCAAGAAATAAGTTTGACGAGCAGTTTATGGCTATAGTAAACAAGTTAGAAGATATGTATAACATTGACAGGGTTGTAACATTTAGTGGTTCAAAAGGTAACTTTAGAAAGATAATCACAGGTAAGTATAAAGCCAATAGAAAGAAGCAAGAATTACCACCTTTATTAAATGAGATGCACCAATTTGTAAAAGAACAATATGATTCAGTTTATGGTTTTGGTATTGAAACAGATGATATGGTTGCTAGGTATTGGTTTAATCTAAGCAAAGAAGTTGGAAGGGATGAAGTAATGATTGTCTCAATTGACAAAGACTACAAGCAGTTCCCTGCATTGATTTACAATTACCATTATAAACATCAGGTAGTTATTGACATTACAGAAGATGAAGCAATGTATAATTTTTATGAGCAGATGATAATGGGCGATACTGCTGACAATGTAAATTATTTCAAAGGTAAAGGGAAAAGGTTTGCAGAAAAGTACTTTGCAGAATGCACATCTAAATACCAATATACAAGAAAGCTATACGAATTATTTAAACAAGAATACAAAGGTAAAGCAAGACAAAAATATGCAGAGTGCTATCACCTTTTAAAATTAAGAACAGAATGAGGCAGTTTAAACCACTTAAAGGGCAGAAACACCTAAAGCCAATAAACAAAAATCAAAAGGCAAGAAAGAAGCTGCAAAGAGCAACTAGAGCAGAAGAACAAAGAAAGCCAAGAATAAAAAGAAACGGAATACTAATAACAAAATATATGAAAGATAAAATAGTAGAAGACTTAAAAAGAGAATTTGATATAAGAAGTTGTGTAGGAATAGACAAATACAAAACAACCTTACAAGACAATAACAAAGATGACTTTTTACAACACTTAAAAGAAGAATTAATGGATGCAGCTTTATACATCCAAAAACTACAAAGCAATGATAAATGATTTAGAGATAGTCAAGGAAGCGATACAAAACCAAGACTATCAAGATGCAATTAAAATGTTAACCGAAATACAAGAAGATTTAAAAATATTAGCTTTATGCAAAACGAATTAAAAAAATTAGAAACACCAGATGAAGTAAGTGAGTTGCTTATAAAATTATCTGGAATGGATATATACAAAGAAACAAGAAAAACAGAATATGTAGAACATCGCTCTTTTCTTTGTCATATACTAAGAAACAAACTAGATATGAGATGGGTAAGCATATCTAAATTTATAAAATCAAAGGGTAAATCTTATGATCACGCCACCGCAATACACGCAAACAAAATGTACCCTATCTATAAACAATCAAGATTTGATTACTATGATAAACTAGAAAGTAATTTTATAGTAAGATCACAATTGCAATACAGCCAACTATCAAGATTAGAGATAATAGAAAAAAAACACGAAGCACTAGAAAAAGATTATTTCAAAGCAATAGAAAAACTAAACAAACTTACAAAAGAAAGTAGCCTTACATATAATGAAAAGAAATACAGAAACCTAGAAGAAGAACAACAAACAATGTATGATGAACGTGCAGCTTTAGTGTTAAGGTCTTTTGAATGGAAACAAACCAATAGTGAATACGAAATAATAAACTGTGCAACTTAAAAACAGAATGGCTATTTATGCAAACACCAAAAGACAATATAAAAGAATTAAATGTTACATTAGATAAATTATATAATAATGAGTATCAAATAAATATTCATTTTTCAGATAAACCATATACTTTTTGTGTTTTGTTAAAAGATAGAAGTAATAGAATAGATTGCAAATTATCATCTTGGAGTGCTAATCTATGGACAAGAACAAAATCTGGTATGGAGTATAAAAAATATAAAAGAATACAAGATTTACAAACTGCATTAAAAAAAGAAGTAAAAAGAAAAATTGAAACAAATGGAAATATAACTTTTAGTTTGTCAAAAGAAATTTATTATATATAAAAAACAATGAGCAAGAAACTAATACAAAAGCTACAACAGCTACTAGACAAACTACCAAAGGGTAAAGAAAGAAAAGCAATAAGAGAAAGACTGTTAAACTTAAAGCTAAATAAAAACAAAGTTTAATTACGTTATATAATTGAATAAACAAATTTGTATCAAATGGATAAAAGAAAAAATAACGGTGGTGTAAGAGAGGGTGCTGGTAGACCAAAGAAAGCAGATGAACTTAAACTTATTGAAAAGCTAGACAACCTTATAGATAATGATGAGGTAATTAAAACACTTGGTAAACAGATCTTAAAAGGTGATAGTCGTGCTATGTCATTATACTTTGGTTACAGATATGGAAAGCCAAAAGAGAGTGTAGATATAACATCATCAGATGGGTTTAATATTAACTTTAAAGACATCATCAAATTTAAGTGATAGACATTAACACAAAGTATGAACCTATCCAAACATCAGATGCCAGGTATTATATTGTAACTGGTGGGCGTGGTTCGGGTAAGTCGTATTCTATAAACTTGCTATTGTTGTTGCTTACTTTTGAAGCTGGGCATACAATTCTATTTACAAGGTTTACACTATCGAGTGCATACATTTCTATTATACCAGAATTTATAGACAAGATAGAAACACTTAAACTACAAGACTATTTCCATATCACAAAGGATGAGATACGGAATAAGCTATCTGGTAGCAAGATAATCTTCAAGGGTATTAAGACATCAAGTGGTGATCAAACAGCCAACCTAAAGTCTCTTACTAATGTTACAACTTGGGTAATGGATGAAGCAGAAGAACTACAAGATGAAAACATATTTGACAAGATAGATTTAAGTGTAAGAGACTTAAAACAAAAGAATAGAGTAATACTTATTTTAAACCCAGTTACAAAAGAGCATTGGATATACAATAGGTTCTTTGAAGATAAAGGTGTAATGGATGGTTCTAATGCAACCAAAGGGAATACAACCTATATACACACAACTTATTTAGATAACATAGAAAACCTATCTAAAAGCTATTTAGAACAAATAGAAAACATCAAGAAACGCAGACCAGAGAAATACAAACATCAGATGCTAGGTGGATGGTTAGCAAAAGCTGAGGGTGTTATATTCTCGAACTGGAAGATAGGTGAATTTAAAAAAGTAGGTGTAAGTGTGTATGGTCAAGATTATGGATTTGCAGCAGATGAAAATACTTTAGTAGAAACCAACATTGATAGCACAAACAAAATAATCTATTTAAAGGAGTGCTTTTATCTCAAAGGTCTTACCACATCACAGATATCTGAACTTAACCTTAAACACGCTAATAATAGTCTTATAGTAGGTGATAGTGCAGAACCAAGATTACTACACGAACTTAAAGCAAAAGGTTGTAATGTAGTCAAAGCAATAAAAGGTCAAGGATCAATTACATATGGCATAGCCTTACTACAAGATTATGATTTGATAGTTGAAGAAAACAGTATCAACTTGATAAAAGAACTAAACAATTATTCTTGGCTTGAAAAAAAGTCAAAAACCCCACAAGATCTGCACAACCATATTTTAGATGCAATTAGATATGCAGTATCATATCAACTACAAAACCCAAATAGGGGCAATTACTTTATCTCATAAAAGTTATTAAATTATTTGTTGGTATGTTATTTATTTGTATATTGCGGTATATTAATTTAACAAAACAGATATGAAAGAGATAATAAACAATTTAGAATATGTGATTGATGACATTGAAGCAAGGATATATAACAGCCTTGATAGAGATGAGGTGTGTATGCTTACAAGAGCAAAGCAAGAAGCTACTGCAACACTTACTACATTAAAATATATAAACCAATAAGCAAAAGGTGGGGGTTATCCGCTAACTCTAATACTTGGTCGTTGCGAGGTTACATAGGAGGCTACCCACTTTTTTTTAAAAACAAAACAGATGAAAGAATTAATAAACACAATTTTAGTAAAAAGAAGCATCAGACCTTATAAGATCATAGCTTTAAGCACTGGTGTAATTGTAGAACATTACCGTAATGGTAAACTTAAAACAGAATATTATGGATTGGTATAGCCCACAAGTACACAAAGAGTATGAGTGTACAGAGTGTGGTACAGAAATAGACAAGGCTGGTGTTTGTTCTGGTGCTTGTCACGAAGCAAGTATGATTTAGTTAGTTAAGTTAGTTTTGAGTAAAAGGTGCATCGTAAATGGTGTGCCTTTTTTTATTATATTTACTCTAGTATAAAAAACCATTTTAAAAACGTTATATAAGTATGAAAGTTGAATTGATAGTACCAAGTGATTTATCTGAAATAACATTAAAGCAATACCAAAAGTTTCTAAAGCTGCAAGATAGCAATGAGGATAGTTACTTTTTACAATGTAAGATGATAGAGATATTTTGCAACCTAGAAGCAAAGAATGTAAGGATGCTTAAGGTAGGTGATGCAAACAAAGTTGTTGAGGTTTTAAATAATATGTTTGAAGCTAAACCAGACTTAACAAGAAGATTTAAAATTGGTGGTGTTGAATATGGAATGATCCCAAACCTAGATGATATTAGTTTAGGTGAGTATATAGATTTAGATACTTACATTGGTGATTGGCAAAATATGCAAATAGCAATGAATGTTTTATATAGACCAATAGAAAAATCAATAGGAGAAAAATATACTATTGTAGACTATGAGGTTGATGCAAAAGAAAAGCTAGAAGAAATACCTATGGACATTGTTCTAGGGTCAATTTTTTTTTTGTACAATTTAGGGATAGAATTATCAATGGTTATGGTGAACTATTTGGAGCAGCCGCAAACGTCCAACTCGATGCATCAACAAATTTTTCAAGAAAATATGGATGGTATCAAAACATCTTCACTAGCCTCGCTCAAAACGATATTAGAAGAATTGAAGATATCACTAAATTAAATGTGCATAAATGCTTATATGCTTTAGAGTATATGAAAGAAAAAGCAGAACTAGAAGCAAAAAGAATTAAACAAAATTTTAAATGAGCAATCAAGGTATAAGAGGGTATTACCAGTTAACCTCAACAATAGAAGACCAACTATTATTAGATGTAAATAACAACACCGTTTCTATTGGTGACATTAGCGATGTAAACCTAAACAAGCAAGACATATTTCCTTTGGCACATATTATTGTTAATAGTGTGAGTGTAGAAGAACAAGTATTGAGGTTTAGCATTACTGTACTAGCTTGTGATATTGTAGACCAAACAAAGGACAAGACAACAGATAGATTTACTGGCAACACTAATGAGCAAGATATTTTAAACACGCAACTAGCGGTCTTAAATAGGCTTATACAACGTTTAAGAATGGGACAGCTACACCAAGATAAATACCAACTAGAGGGCAATCCAAGTTTAGAACCTTTTATGGATAGGTTTGAAAACCAATTGGCTGGATGGTCTGCATCAATGGACATATTAATTTACAATGATATATACATCTGCTAATGGAGTTTAACAACCTTGAAGCGGTAATGACCCAATATGCTAAATATGTAATTCAGCAGTCAAGAAGCAGATTGACAAAAGATGATAAAGGTGGTGGTGATTTATACAACTCTTTATCTTATAACTTGCTAGAAGATGACCAAGCAATGTTGGTTGAATTTATGATGGAAGATTACGGTGCTTTTGTTGATAGAGGTGTAAAGGGTAAGACCTCAACATATCCACAAACAAGTGCAGCACTATCACCATTTCAATATGGTAGTGGTACTGGCAAAAAAGGTGGTTTAACCAAAGGAATTGATAAATGGTTAAGAAAGAAAAGGTTTCAATGGCGGGATAAAAAAGGTAAGTTTATGAGTTACCAAAGTATGAGATACTTAATTGTGAAAAGTATTTACAACAAAGGTTTAAAAGCAAACTTATTCTTTACAAAACCTTTTGAAGCTGGAATACAAAAATATGAATTAGATATGGGAAAAGCATTTGCAGAAGACATAAGATCACAGATGGTATTCACCGAAAAATAAAATTATGGATTGGACATTAAACATAGCGTTTCATTACCCACATAATAGATTCCTATTAGGATTTGAATATATAGAAAAAGATGAGGTATTTAACTACACAACAATAAGGTTCTATTTGTTTATAGCAACCCTAACACTAGATTATTAAAATGGCAAATATAGCATTAAGAAATCCACAATTTAAAAAGCTAACAACTCAATCATCTGGCACATTGTCTGTTGTATGTACAGTTTCTATTGATAGCACAATAAGATATACACTTGTGAAGAATGTACAACCATCAACAACTATAAATTTTGACATTGCAGAACTAGCAAGAGATTACATTGAGATTATATACAAAACAGATTACATACCTCAAACCGTTGCAATACAAACTATTATAACCCCCTTTGATGGTTTAAATGGTACTGGTAATTCATTACCATTATTAGCAATAACTTACAATGATGTAGGTTTTGAGGCATTTGGTACATTTGCAGAGGGTGTAAATCCAGAGGTGCCTTTTGGCAGAAGTTTATCAACCTTATTGATTCCTATAAATGAAGATACAGATGAGTTTACGATATTAGCACCAAATAACCAAATAGGTAAAATACCATACCTTACAAGTAGTTTTAGAGGTGCTACTGCATATACTGCAAGTGATACAAGTGTAACTATTCAAGGTGTGGATTGTACTATAAAACGAATAGATTGTACAAAGTATGGTGAGGGTAACAGAATTATCTACATAAACAAATATGGTGCGCAACAAGACTTATGGTTTTTTCTAAAAGAAACAAGAAACCTATCAAGAACAAATGAGGGTTATAAGTCAAACACAATAACCTATCCTAGTGGTGGCGCAACCTATTCTGTACAAGATGCACCAAACAAAGTATTTAACACACAAGCAAAACAAACGCATACTTTTAGTAGTGGATTTTATCCAGAGTTTGCTAATGAGCAATTTGAAGAACTATTGTTAAGCGAATACGTTTGGTGGTCTACATTTAAAAAAGGGGTTGGAGTAGTTATACCTTTAAAGGTTAAGACCTCATCTATGGCTTTTAAAACAAGTGTAAATGATAGGCTAATAGAGTACACAATAGAATTTGAAGAAGCATTTGATTACATAAACAATATTAGATAATGCGTAAATTACAATTTTACATAGAGAATCAAAGAGCCCCC